CTCGTAGTGGTGCACCATCTGTCCGAGCGTCATTGCTATAGCACCGTTAATTTCACCCGCAGCACAAATAGGAACAATACGCTCAACTCTGTACATCGGGTATCTGTCCATCCACTGTTCAGCGGAAAGATATTCGCCTTTGGGTGTTATCACCGAATCTGTCTTATTCCATATTGCATATCTTTTAGCCATGTAATTTCCTCCTTAAGTCACTTTGAACACTTCGACAACATTTGAATTACCTATCTGTGCACTGGCATAACCTCCACCAAACATTGCAATGTTATTTACGGACGCCGCAGCTAAGCTATGTCGTCCTGTCACCGCTGTCAAAGTTGTTCTTGTCAACGAACCGTCGAAAACGTCAACTATTGCGTTCCCCTCGCCCACGTAAGACGTCCCCAACACGCCATATCCAAAAAGAGCAAACCCCTCAACGCTTGTCGCTGCACCCCGCATTGTCTCGATCGATGCGTCTATTGAATTAAGTTTTGTAAGCTCGGATGAATACACTTCAACACTCGAAAGCATGTTGTTTACGTTGTTTGGGGTTCCTCCGGCAAACAATGCGTAACCACCGTCTGCCGTTGCCGTATGATAACGCCGGGCTTGGGCGAGGTCTGTGATTGTAACTTTTGTTAATGACGAATCGTAAGCCGTTGCGGTTGCGGTTGCGGTATTGGGATAATATTGTCCACCCGCAAAGATTGCATAATTCCCCGCTGTTGTTGCCGCTAAACCTTCGGCTGCTCTGTTTAATGCAGGAGCACTTGAACGAGTTAGTGAAGAATCAAAAGCGTCTACCGTTGAAGAATCGCCGTTTTCACCATATCCTCCTGCAAACAACATTTTTTCATTAACCGTTGTTGCGGCAAGTCCGCTGCGCTTTTCACTTAACGAATTTGTTTTTCGTGTTAAGCTTTTGTCGCAGGCTGTAACTTGCGACGAATAAGCAGCATACCCTTCATCATCCGTCCAACCGCCGCCAGCAAACGCGGCTAACGTGCTATTATTTGTCGCTGCTAATTCATCCACCGCCCACGACAAATAAAACGGGCGACTTTGAACGAAAGATGTGTCATATGCCGTCACAAGGGTTGTCGGATCTGATATGAAACCGCCACCAAACAAAACGTGGTCTCCGACAGAAGTAGCCGCCAGACGTGAAACCTTTATTGGCAAAGGTGTTATTGCCCCATAATAAACAACCTCTCCACCCGCCCAACACGGACGAGCTACACCGCTCGTAATATAATTGTTGCCAGTTTCGTTGCCAGCAGCAAATACATCAGTTCCAGCGTTTCCGTAAAATTTTTCACTTACCTTGTCGAATAGACCAACATCGTTGTTATTAGTAACGCATGGTACAAAATCACGCACCAATGTTCCGTTGTCGTAGATTTGGCATGAGTAGATTTTACCTTGCAAAAAGTGTTTGTCGAATACAGTACCAGCATTGTTAACCGCACACAAAAATAAGGAGCAAGTACTGTCATATGTTTGTGCGGTTAATGTCTGTGTTGTACCATCAAGTGTAATGACGTTTTTATTCCAATCGACAGTGTGTTTACCAGAGTATGAAATTCCGCTGTATGTAAACATAGTAGCTGCGCCATAAAAACCTGTAAAGACGTTGTTGTTACTCAGATAGAACCCCAATGAGTTTGCGTTGCCGCTTGACGTGCGAGCTGCGAAAACAGAACGATAATCACTGTTAGCTGATTCCGTTTCAAATTCCACTACAACTCTTGTATCTTGGTTTGGAATAAACTTAGTGTCAATATATTGTGTTCCGTTTGATTCAATATACTCCACTTCTCTACAAACAGTGCCACCACCTATGCCGATATAAGCTTTTTTGATTTTGCGGGCTACGCCGTCTACACCGACATAACCTTTTTTTATCTTTTTTGCTACATTATTTACGCCGATATAAGCTCCTTTAGCCATATCTGCTCACCTCACTCATACACAAAGTAAAGTGTGCCCGTTGCTAATTCGCTTGTGCCTGCTGTTAAATCCTCTGTGCCGTAGGTGTACATTGGTGCTTTACTGTTTGCCGCCGCCAATGCGTTGTTTGCTACGTTTGATGCATCGCTTACAAGTGTGCGTATATCAGAATGAGCTGTGCCACTTGTATTGTGTTCGGCGATCTGTGTGCTTACATCCGGGGTAGGAATATCCGCTATCTTTTCGTCAACGTAAACTTTTGTGGCAATAGTATCTGGTAACCATTCCTCGCCGATTTTTACGGGAACTTCTGCCAATTCAAAAATTTGAATCGTGTGAGTAAACTCACCATCTGGGTCATTCGTGTATAAAATTGTGTAATCATCGGGCGGCATGTACACAATGCGAAACGGTTCTGTTTCTAAGTTACCTAGCGTTGGGCCATGTGTACCAAAATATCCCGTACAAGCATATTCGACTCCATCCCATACAACGATGTATGGTGTATTAAGGCCGGGTTCAAAATAGAACTCATACACGTCTACACTACCATTAGTAGCTGTAACAGTTTGTTCACTTTTTCTTTCAACCCTCTGAGTCTCATAATATCCAAACGGTCTATTGAGCACATGTGCCTTGCTTGCTGTGTCGTTTTCGCTCCAATCAGACTGAACACCGCCATGCTCTTCTACATATGCAAAGATATCTGTTGCCTTACCCTGTGGATCGTAAACAGAGGCTGTCATATCACCAGTGCCCGAACCTGCGGGGCCGGCGGGACCTTGAGGGCCTTGAGGGCCCGGAACACCCTGTTCACCTTGTGGGCCAGCGGGACCTTGTGGGCCGATGGGGCCAGTGTCGCCCGTTTCGCCTTTTTCTCCCCGTGGGCCGGTCGCGCCAGTGTCGCCTTTGTCACCCTTATCGCCTTTCAGACCTTGAACGCCTTGTATACCCTGTTCGCCCTGTGGACCCCTCAACGCAGTAAACTCAGCCGTAGCGCCGTTATCAAAAGTCTGCCGATAAATGTTGCTGCCTTGTTCATCCTGCCCTATGAGTTCAGTACTTACTATCGCTGCGCCGGTTGCGCCTGTTGCACCTGTCTCACCTTTAAGTGATGCAAGCCACTCTTCCTCAGTGCCGATAAAACCGTGTGATACTGCAATGCCGTAAGCGCTCAGATAATACCCGTGCCGAATTGCGCGCCCATCTGCCGGTCTATAGTGAAGCGCATACCAGCGCATGTATTCTCCGTAATAATTGTTGAAAAGCTCAATGCTGTTGTTGTATCTGCCGTATTCACCATTTGCAAAATCTATCAGCGCACACAGATACGCGCGGTAAATCTTATCGTGCGGCGGTTTGGCTAACAGAACAGTATCAGCGTTGTTTTCGTAACTGTACTGTATAACATCTTCAACCGCAATGAGCATTACTTCGGTCTGGACAAGTCCCTCAACTTCGTTCACCCATGCGGTTTTCATTTCGTTTGAAAACGTATTCGGTTTGATCTCGTCTACAAATTTAATTAAGTTGCCTAGTGTCATGGTTTCGCCCCTTTCTTTAGGGTGAAGGGCGGGGATATTTCGCCCCGCCCTATTTTATGTTTCTCGATATTAGCCGATAAGTGTGCTGCCGCCGCTTACGCCGCCAACAGCTGCGAAACGCCAATCGTTGAAGCCGGCAATAAATCTTGCGTAACCGCTCCATACGTTAGCGTCGTTGCCGTCATCAATACGGCTCTTAACCTCAAGCTTGGTTCTGTCAAGCCAGATTGCGCCGCCGTTCTCTTCGTTGTATCTGCTATCAATGAGCATCCACGGAGAGCCGGAAACAAACTCGTTGAGGTACGGCCAGATAATGACGTTCCAACGGCCAAAGTTGTAGTTGAAGCCGTTATTTGCTGTGGACGGGTCTTTGTCTGCGCCGATTGCTTCAAATACAGCCTTTTTCAGATTGTAGTCAGCGGTGCCGATAACAATAGTATCGGGTGCAACGTCAAGAATTTCGCCGTTGTCGCCGCGGAAGTCCTGCATCTTTGCTTCGAGTGCGCCGAGTGCATCATTGGAGAACGCATCGGCAAACTGGTTGCTCTGGGTCTTTTTGCCAGTCTTAGAAGGATGATTAGTAGAGAACAGGCAAAGCTTGTCCGCTGTGGTGGTGTCGAACGTCTTGCCGCCAAACTTGACGTTTACTGCGTTGGAAATTGCGCCACCGAGCAGTGCAGCAGCAAAACGCTCTCTGGTTCTGTAATAGCCGGTAATGAAAGCTGCAGGCTGCTTTTTGAGATCCATAAGCTTGCTATCGTCTACGATTTCGCGGGACAGGGAGAAAGAGTTCTTCCAAGTCATATGCTCAAGGAACTTGTCGTAACCTTCCTGCATGCCGTCAATAGGATAAGCGCCATTTTCACCTACAGGCTGGAAGCCCTCCATTGCGGTCATGGTGCTGAATTTTTCACCCCAATGCTTGGAAGTACCCATGCTGAACAGTTCGGGAATGATAGACTTTGCTTCAAAAGCTTCGCCCCTCTTTTCAAGGAACATGCGGATAGGCGCCTGAGATTTACCGAAAATCGAATCCTGAAGGCCGCTGCCCTCAGTAAAAGTAATGTTAGCCATTATGTATTGTCTCCTTTCCTGTTATTGCCGTTGATTAACCGAGCGGTGCAGCGTCTGCGAAACGAATGCGTACCTTTTTATTTGCTTCGTCCACGTAAACAACTTCGCCGCAGCCGGAAGCTGCGGGGTCTGCGTTCATGCCGTCGCTGGTAATGCCGACAGCGCCGTTAGGTGCGTCACCTGTGTAATCAGCTTCGAAAATCATGTCGGGCAGAACGCGAATAACGCCTGCGAGATCGTTTTCGCCCAGCATGTCTTTCTTGCAAACGCTGATATAAGCCGGCTTAGAGGTACCGGAAACAACTGTGAGTTTGCCGTCTGTAACGGCCAGTGCCTTACCAACTTCCATGGGGATGTCGGCGGGAAAATACTCGATGCTCGGCACTCTGCCGTCATCGGTGGAATGAGTCAAAAAAGCCATATTTGCCAAATCTCCTTTACGTTAATGTCGAGTTGTAATGTTTAAGAATTTCGGCATCCGTAGCGTCAGGGTTAAGCTGGCGGTACATTGCCTTGATATCAGCCGGTACGGGAACTGCGCCGGTACCGTGCTGTTTTGTCGGATTTAAATGTCCTTTGCCGGCTGTGGCGTTAAGCGCAGCCTGTCGGGATGCTGCCGCTGCCGACTGTGTGAGCTTATCAATATTTGCGAGTTTGTAAGCGTCAAGCAGTGTGTTGCCTTTCTTCACCAAGTCGTAAAAGCGGTCGTAAGTTTCCATGTTCCGGAAATCTTCAAGGCTTTTTATCGTTGGGTCTATGGCGCTAATTTCTCTGATCTGTTCGTCGATTTTTGCCCTTGCCGCAGTGTCAGCAGCAATCTTTGCCGCTGCATCGGCTTGCGCTTTTGCTGCTTTTGCTTCACGAACTTCCGGCAACGAATCAATGAATGTGTTGAATTCCGTTGCACTAATGCCGAGCTCGTTTATCATTTCTTTCTTTTTCTCTGAAGAGTGCTTGGCCTGATATTCGTCGAACTCGCTTTTGTTGGTGATGGGCTTGCCGGTATAGGGGTTAACCATGCCCATACTTGCGAATGCCGCATCAATGGTTCTCTGAGCTTCGGCCTGCGCTTCCTCTCTGGCTTTGGCGATAGCAGCGTCGCGCTCAGCTTCGGCTCTACGCCTTGCCGCAGCGTATTTAGCGTTTGTTTCGGGAGTCTGTGCCGTGTTTTCCGCACTTTCCTCGCCTGCGCTCTCTTCGCTGCCCTCTTCTACGGCAGGATCGGCGGCTTCCTGCACTTCTTCGCCTTGAGTGTCGGCACTTTCTGACGGTTCGGCGGGCTCCGTCACTTCTTCGCCTATTTCCAGTCCGAATACTTCTCCGTAGTTGATTTCGTCCATATTCATTACTCCTTTGGATTTTTGCGCTATTACCTGCGAATTTAGGGTCTGTGCTTACTTGCGGAGGTCTTCACCGGTCTTCTTTACGGTCTTGCCGCGCTTGCTCTCGGTGGTTATGGGAGCCTTAATTACCTGTGTGCCGCTATGAGAAATCTTGCCTGCGTAGGTCTTCTCTGCCATGTTTAGCCCTCCTCCTTTCCTGTGTGTTTTCTGCACCTTTGAAATTGCCGTAAACGCAAAAAGGGCACCGGGAAATTAATCCCGATGCCCTAAGTTTTTCACAACATTTGCTTTTTTTGACGCAAACATTCACAACGTGTTGTATATTTATTTAGTTTTTTGTGCGCTCTGAATTGCTGCAGCAGCCGCATCCGCTCTTATCTGCTGTGCCTGCATCTGCTGCTGTATCTGCGCTATTTGCATCTGCTGTTGCATCTGCATTTGCTGCATCTGCATTTGTTTTTGATACTCTTCTTCGAGGTACTGTTTTGTTTCCGCAGCTCCAGGATAGTGTAGCATTTCCATCTTGTTCCAGAACAGTATCATTGTCGGATACTGTGTCGGATCACCAAACGCACCAGCTGAGAAGTACGCCTGTGTTTCCTGCCACATTGCTTCGCGGTTAGATGCAAGCGGGGCCGATGTATCGCAAGCAAACAAAAACTGATCGTTCCAGAACCATTCGCCGGCAGCATCCTGTTCTAGGAAGTCGTAGCGGTTGAACTCTTCAAACTGGTTGTTGCCGCGCATGTCTTTAGCGACTACTGGGCGGGGCTCGTCCGCGTAAGCAAGCTTAAACTTAAACATCGCTTCAAACAGTGCCGAATAAGCCGCGTTTTTAAGTACTCGTTTGCTTTCAAGACGGCCGGCGGACTGTGCTGCGCTGAACTCCTTCGCTTTGCCGCTGGTTGCTGTTGCGTCTTTTCTGCCTTGGAAACTGTCTGTAATGCCGATAGCCTGACGTGCTTCTTCATAAACCTGCGCAAGATAATTAAGGTCTTGTGAGATATTGCCTTCAAGATCGTAAACGTCTATCATGGCTTTTGATGCCGCATTGCCCGGTCTAATAACCTTTGCTTCTGCCGTATCAACCTTTATGCTCGCTTCATCCGGGAGCGTTATATACGAACCGGAAGTGACAAGCTTTTCAATAATTTTCATTTCAATGCGGTTAATGGTGTTCTGGTGCGTTGTAATCTTGTCCACATCGCTGTCGCCAAGCAGTTTTCCGAACACGCTAACGTTGCGTTGCATAATTACTGGATAAATATCCGGTTTATAATACGGCACTTTGAGCGGCACCTGTTCCGGCATTTGTATCGGCATACCCATTTCGTCAACTTCGCCGGTATCTACAAGCTGCATCGTTGCGCCCGGTATAACAGAGCCGTCCGAGCGGAGTATTGGCGCGTATATCT